CTGTGTGTAGGTCAAAGAGCGGAGGAGCACACGTCTTTCTCTTCTCCGAACTACCGGTAGCTGCAGAAAGAATGAGAGATAAGCTAACAGAAATAAAAACACTACTAGGATACGGCGGATCAGAAGTCTTTCCAAAACAAATACAATTAAAATCAGCAGATGACACAGGTAACTTTTTAAACCTACCATACTTTGGTGGTGAAGATACTACACGTTATGCATTTAGAGCAGATGGTGAAGCTGCAACACTAGAAGAATTTTACACTATATACAGTGAGATAAAACAAACAGACATTACAAAAATAAAAATAGAAAGACCACAATCAGAATATTCTGATGCACCACCATGCATAGAACTTATGGCTATGAATAAAATACCAGAAGGTGGTCGTAACAATTCTATGTTTCATTTTGGTGTATATGCTAAAAAGAAATGGCCGGCAGAATGGAAGAGTAAGATGACATTGTTTAACGCAACAGCATCTACGGTGCCACTGAGTGAGTCTGAAGTAGAAATAATTAAACGTCAACATGATAAAAAAGAATGGGGTTATAAGTGTAACGATACACCTATGTGTAACTTGTGTGATAAAAAATTATGTAGAGAAAGAAAGTTTGGTATTGGTGAAGAGATAGTGTTTCCTGCACTGACTGACTTACAAAAAATTAAATTAGAAAAACCATACTACTATCTTAACGTAGATGGTGAACGACTACACCTGGAGAACGTAAAATTTTTAAAACAACAAAGTTTATTTCAGGAAGCATGTATGGAACAGTTGGACTTTAAACCACCAACAGTCAAACCAAAAGATTGGGACATGATAATAAACCCACTAATGAAGAACCACGAACCAATAGATGCACCAGAAGGTGTGACTACACAAGATCAATTACAAAATCATTTAGAAGAGTATTGTATCAACAGACAAGTATCTACAGATAAAAACGATCTTAAAAAAGGTGGTGTGTGGACTAGCGAAGGCAATCACCACTTTGTGTTTGACAGGTTCTATAATCAATTTTTAATTAGAAAACGTTGGGACGTACCATACTCACGTACAGCACAGATGTTAAAAGAAACATGTAACTGTGATGACAAACGTATTGGTAAAGAAAGAATCTCTGTGTTTGTAGTTGCACAGTTTGACAAAAAAGAAGATGACTACAATCAAAAAGAATTAAAACCAAAGGATATATTTTGAGAACGATTGTACTAGGACCACCGGGTACAGGTAAGACTACAACTTTGTTAAACAAAGTAGATGACTATCTAAAACAAACAGATCCTGACAAGATAGGTTACTTTGCATTTACACAAAAAGCTGCACACGAAGCAAGGGACAGAGCAATTAAAAAATTTAATCTTACAGAAGATGATCTTCCATACTTTAGAACATTACATTCACTAGCATTTAGAAAGTTAGGTTTAAAAAAAGATCAAGTCATGCAGCCCAGACACTACAAAGATTTAGGTAAGAAGTTAGGTTTTCCTGTAACGTACGCTGACTACCAAGAAGATCAGGGTGGTATCTTTACATCAGACAGTGAGTATCTAAGAATTATACAGCTGGCACAGCTACGAAACATTACACCAGAACAACAGTTTGATTTACAAGAACACACGCAGGACCTGGAAAGAGATCAACTTAGAATTATACACAACGAGTTAGCAAGATATAAAAAAGAATATAACTTAATAGACTTTAACGACATGATTTTAGATTTTACAAAATCAGACATGTCACCAAAATTTGATGTAGTATTTATAGATGAAGCTCAGGATTTATCACTAATGCAATGGGATATGACACGATCTATCTGGAATAAAACAAAAGATAGTTTTATTGCAGGTGATGATGACCAAGCAATATTTAGATGGGCTGGTGCAGACGTAGATTCTTTTATAGCATTAGAAGGACAATATCTACCATTAACACAGTCTTATAGAATACCGGCTAAAGTACACGGATTAGCAATGGGTATAATAAATAAAATTAGAAACAGAATTGATAAAACATGGCAACCAAGAGTTAGCCAAGGATTGTTACAGAGACATTTTGATATAGAAAGTATTGACATGTCACAAGGTGATTGGCTAGTGTTAAGTAGAACTAGACACATGTTAAATGATTTAGAAGAGTCTTTGTACAGACAAGGTTTTTATTATTCAAATAGATACAAACGAAGTAGTGAAAAAGAATTACATCAAGCAGCTACGTCATGGGAGCATTTACGACAAGGTCAATTAGTAGCTTACAAAGAAATAGAAAACATGATTAAGTTTATAGGACCAAAACATTGGCACGCTAAAAAAATAAAAGGTATGGCCAAAGGATCTTTTTATGGAATAGATCAATTGGTAAAAGATTATGGTCTACAAGTTAAGACAGTTTGGTATGAAGCATTTGACAACGCAGGGCAGACTAAGGTAAACTACTTGCGTAAGATGAGAAAGAATGGCGAGAAACTAAACGAAAAACCTAGAATAGAATTATCTACCATACATGCAGCAAAAGGTGGTGAAGCAACTAACGTTGTACTGCTAACAGATCTTACAGAAAATACTATGAAAGGTTATGAAAGAAATCCTGATGACGAGAATAGATTATTTTATGTAGGTGCAACTAGAACAAAAGAAAATTTACATATAATTGAACCAAAAAAATATGAGAAGGGATATATACTATGACCAACAGTGAAATATTTAAAAAATCAGTATACGATTCTTTAGATAACCAGGTAGGCGGGAAGCACTATCGAAAAATGAAGATACAGCCTGCAGAATTTATAAATGAAAACAAATTATTATTTGCTGAGGGCAACGCTATAAAATATATTTGTAGACATCAATCAAAAGGAAAAAGACAAGACATTGAAAAAGCAATACATTATTTAGAAATGATACTTGAAAGGGACTACGATGCAGATACCTCTATTTAAACCACAGACAGAATGGCTACCACCAGAAAGTTTTCCAGACTTATCTAAGTATGGTGAGATAGCAATTGACTTAGAAACTAAAGACCCAGACCTTATGAAAATGGGATCAGGTTCTGTTGTAGGTAAAGGTGATGTTGTAGGTATCGCGGTAGCTGTTGAAGGATGGTCTGGTTATTATCCTATCGCTCATGAAGGTGGTGGTAATATGAGTCGAGTAAAAGTTTTAAAATGGTTTCAAGGTGTATTAAATACACCCGCAGATAAAATCTTTCACAACGCCATGTATGACGTGTGTTGGATTAGAGCGCTCAGTTTAAATATTAACGGTAAAATAATTGACACGATGATTGCATCGGCCTTGGTTGATGAAAATCAAATGCGTTATGATTTAAACAGCTGTGCTAAAAGATATACCGGTAAGGGTAAAAATGAAAGTGATTTATATCAAGCTGCAAAAGATTGGGGTGTTGACGCCAAGGCAGAAATGTATAGACTACCTGCCATTTATGTAGGTGCATATGCAGAAGCAGATGCAGAAATAACATTAAACCTTTGGAAAGAACTTAAAAAAGAAATTGATCACCAAGATATAAATTCTATTTTTGATATGGAGACTGAATTGTTTCCTTGTCTGGTATCGATGAAATTTCTTGGTGTGAAAGTGGACGTTCAAAAAGCTCATACAATGAAGCAAGAGTTATCGCAACAAGAAGCCAAATTAATCCAAGAAGTAAAAAAAGAAACAGGAATAGACACTCAAATATGGGCTGCACGATCGATCGCACAAGTGTTTGATAAATTAAAACTAGACTATGATAGAACTGAGAAAACATCTGCACCTTCCTTTACTAAAAATTTTTTACAGAATCACCCCCACCCACTGGTGAAACGAATCGCCCAGGCCAGGGAAATAAACAAGGCCCATACTACGTTTATAGATACCATATTGAAACATTCACACAAGGGTAGAATACATGCCGATATCAATCAATTAAGATCAGATAATGGTGGAACTGTAACAGGCAGATTCTCGTACTCAAACCCTAATTTACAGCAAATACCAGCTAGAAACAAAGACCTTGGACCACGGATCAGGGCCTTATTTGTGCCCGAGGAGGGCCATACATGGGGTTGTTTTGACTATTCACAGCAAGAGCCTAGGTTGGTGGTGCATTATGCAGCTTTACAGAATCTCTATGGAGTGGACGATGTATTGGAGGCGTATCGTGAGGGAGACGCTGATTTTCATACGATTGTTGCTGATATGGCAGAGATACCTAGATC